CCAAAACGATTATCACCCGATAGAATCGGACCATCAAATGTACTACGTCCCATAATGGACTCCTTATGCAAAAGTACTCATAACGGATCTTTGCATCGTCTGCTGGGGCAGTGGTGTTATGAGTAATTACCCAGTATTTAAATCATACAACAAATAAAAGAAAAAGAGGGGGTTTTTTATGCCCCCTCTGCACTACTTAGTAAGAACCGTATACACCTAATGGATCAGAAACGCCGAAGCTGTAACGCTCACGGGATTTGTAACGTACGTTACCAGTGTCAAAGTCACCGTCCATGCTGTTCTGCAATGGAATACGAACAAAGTGTTTCAAACCGTTTGGTACATCAGTTGTCAAGAACCATGCATTGGTTGCGGTCAAGAAGTGGTTAATTGTGTAACCTTCTGGAACAGAACCGTTGTTCTTAATAGCGTTGATATCGTTGTTGTTTGTACCAACACGGAGTTCTGTGTCGAGCAAACGGGTAGCAACGAATTGCAATGCTGGTGGAACTACAAGTTTCTTAGGACGAGCAGCGATCAACAGACCACGTTCATCAGTCCAAGCTGCAATCTGAATAACAGCGTTTTCCAACGCAGTTTCGTTCAAGTCAGCAGGAGTAGATGGAGTGTTGGCGTTAGTACCACCAGAAATCAACGGATGTGCTGTAGAGAACAAAGGCTGTCCGTCACCGTAGGTAACTTGACTATTAAAGCCGTTATTCAAAACTGCAGCCGCTTTTACCTGTTTGGTATAAGCCATAGCACGAGCTAGACCTTTGGTGTAGCGAGCAGATAAAGAGTCGTAGAGGTTGTCCTCAATTGCCTCTTCAGTCAAGCTAAAGCCAAGGGCGATAGTTTCGTGGTTGTAGCGAGCTGTCCATGCTTCTTGTGCATTGTCATACGCGATGGCTTGGCCTTCGTTTTTGACTGGTGCAGCTGAGAAGCCTGACAGTTTTGTTTCTTCTTCAAAAGAACGCTCAGAAGTCTCTGTTTCATAGATCTCTTTGTGTTCTTCACCGTAGCGAGCATACTCTAAACCGAACAATGCGTTCAATCCAGGGAGCAACTCTTTCAGTAGTTGTGCGCGTGAAATAGCCATTTAAAAGCTCCTTAATTAAACGCCAGTTGCATTGTTGTAACCATGGTAACCTGCGTTCCATGTTACTAATGCTTCTGGGTAGCCAGTGAAAGAAAACTGTGCAGCTGTCGACTGAGCAGTAGAAACTGCTGTGTTGATAGTTACAGTAGTGCCAGATACTGCTGTTACATAAGTATTTGAACCTTGGTTAATACCAGGGCCATTTACTGCCATACCAGGAAGGATTGCACTGTTTGCAGCAGATAAAGTGATAGTAGTGCTAGAAGATGTAGCATTATTTGTCACAGTAACAGCTGAAGCAGGAACCATACCAACGATACGGAAAGCAGCAGAAGTAGTAATAGGTGTGCTTACAGTAGCAGTTGCAGAAACTGCAATACCTGCTTGTGAGTCACCTGTTGTAGTAGAGCCAGTGTTACCAGCAGCAGCACCAATGTAATAAGCATTAGAACCGATGAAAGCTGGGTTAATGTACTGAATAGTAGTAGAACCACCAGTACCAGCTGGGCTTACAACAACTGCAGCTTGGAAAACAGCTTGAGGATCATCTACAACATAACCTTGTGCATCAGGAGCAGTTGTTGAAGACTGCCAGAACTGATAACGGTTTTTGCCGTAAATTGGACCGCCAGTAGTTGAATACTCGCAACCAACAAATACACCAATAGTACCTGCAACAGCGCTAGAAGCGTTGTAAGCAAGAGTAGAGGCAACTAAAGCACCAATATTGGCGCCAGTACCAAGTTGAACAACGTCACCGTTGAACAGGCTGGTGTTATAGCCATTAACAATTGGGAACATACGAGTAGAACCCGCAAATACACGTCCACCAATGAGGTTAACAGGCTTTAGACCGTAAGGGGCCGAAACTGTAGGATAAGCCATGTAAATCTCCTAAATTATTGAGAACCTTTACCAAAGGTCACACTAGACTTCCGTTCCATAAAGATTGGCATTCTAGAATCACTTTGGCGCATTAAATTATTATCTACAGCTTCTGTCTGAGCTTGTGTTTGATTAGCTTCGTAGTCCATACGTTGCTTCACAAGTTCTTCTGGAATCTTGCAGAGTAATAACCCGCCGATCTCGATATTGTCTTTATATTGACCTTCACGAGCGGCTAGCAGTTTGTATTTTGGTTGTTCGTCTACATGCACTGGCTCCCAACCCTCACGAAATTTCGCAGAAATGTTCCGAGGATCAGCAGCATTTAACATTGATACACGAATCCAGCGATAGGCAAAACCAGCTTGTTTATCAGGCTCAGGTAAAAGTTCAGGTGGCATCCACTGCTTAGGACGCTCTGTAATTTCACGGTTTTCCATCTCACGTTGTAATCTATTTGTTGCCATTATTAGGCCTCCAATTTGCTAAGTTCACGGGCGTATTGCTCTGGGGATAGACCAAGTTTTTTGGACAAGGCTACCTGCGTCTTTGTAAGTACCACTCTTTTAGAAGAAGTGCTTCTCTTCGCGGGAGCTACGACCGTACTCATTTTCGTACGCTGAGGTTTATCGTCCTCATCGTTTCTTGATGCAGCGTCAAATTCTTCTGGGAACCGACGTTTTACTTCGTTGTCAATAGATTTATAGTACTCATCGGTACCAATAAAGCCCATGCCATACTTCTCTTGCAGTTCCTCATGGACACCTTCAGCATATTTGCGCATTGACCTTTTATTCGGGTCTACAAACCACTGATTCCGTGATACCCATTCAGCAACCTTAGGGTCCATTTGCGGTTGGACAGGTTGTTGAAACTGCTGTTTCTGCATTTTTACATCATTTTTATCTTTTTGTACAGTAGGTTTAAACTTTTTTGCTTTATCAAGTTTAAGTTGAGCTTTCATCATCTCTTCTTGAGCAGCTAAAAGTCTATCGGAATCACCAGAGTCATAAGCCTCTTTGTAATTACGTCTAGCCTTCTCTAACTCCAGCTTGGCAGAATCTTTATATGTAGAAATAAGCTCTTTTTCGCCATACTTCAGCATATTCTTGAGCTTTTTATTCTCATCTAAGATTGCTTGCGCTGCGTTTAAAGCCTCTTGTTGCTCTCTTAAAGCAGCTTCTTTAGCACGTCTTTCTTCATGCCAAGCTTTCTTATACTGAGCAAACTTGTCTTTTACATTTTTAGAATACTCTTCAGACTCATCTAGATTCTCCAATTGCGCCTTAGCTTCTGGCTCAAGTGGCTTTCTATTACGGTCTTCTTTAGGAGTATCGTCAACTATTTCTATACTAATATCATCATTATCATCAGTATTTTCAACAGTATCTACGGGTTTACCCTGATCTTCTATTTCATCAGGGAATTTGTAATCGTTTTCAGCCATGATCTATTTCCTTAAATGAATTTGCGAGTAATCCCACGAGGGTCTTGAACTACAGCCTCTACGGAATCATCGTTAATAATGCGGAACTCACGACCGTGAATTACAAGGCGTGTACCTGCATTTGGTCTGGTCAACACAAAGTCGCCCTCTTGGCAATAAGCGCCAGTTGGAAAACGCTCTGGGTCTTTGTAGCAATCTGGTCCCATTTTGACTACAAATAACACTGTAGTTAGGAGTTCATCATGCCTAATCAATTCATCTGGTTTAAGGATGCCACTTTCAAACTCTTTCTCTTGCTCTGGGATTGCGCACAAGATGCGATAACCCTTTGGCTCTGGAAGTTGTTTGGCTTTGTCTTCTACTTCTTTCATTACCGCTCGTAAGTCAATTGCTTGACTCAAATCTACTACCGTTTGGTCACTCATCGGAGTTCTCCATCGTTTTATTAAGGTCAATTATGTAATTTCGTGCGGCAAAGAGACCTTTCACTTCCCCGCATACTTTTTTGTAATCTTCAATTGTCCTGCACTGATCGTCTGCTAAAGACTCTTGAAGCTGCAAAATTCTTTCATCTAACTGTCGTGTTATATGAGCCAACGCTTGGCTTGCGTCCATCATTTACCTTTCGTTTTAGGTGTTTCCTTTTTTACTGCTTGCATCTTAGCTAACTCTTTTTGATGAGATAGTGACTCATTATGTTTGTGCAAATCATAAGTAAGGTCTTGCTGATGTTTAGTAACATCTACCGCAGCCTTTTCACCTTCTACTCTTTGCGCACTCATTCTGGCTTCTCTATCAGCCACCATTTTTGCAGCGGTTTGCGCACCAGCTGTGTGTTGTTGAGCACGAATCCGTTCACGCTCAATCTGCATCTGCTCAATTTTAAGTTGTGCATCGGTTTGATCTTTTTGAGCTTTGCGTTGTTGCTCAGCCATCTTAATCTGCAATTCTTGTTGCTGTAATTGGATTAATGGGTCTTGAGCTTGTTGCTGTGCCTGAGCTTGCTGTGCTTGTTGCTGGTGTTGTTGCAATAACTGTTGAGCTGCTTGCGCCGCCATCTGTGACACTTTAATCTCCATCTCAGGTGACATACCTTTTTCCTCATCATCTGCTGTTTGAGGCGTAGGCGGTAATGTTTGTCCCATCATTTGTTCAATCTGTTTGCGGTACTCCATACCCAAGTGTTCTGCTACGTGAGCAGACAATGCTGCTTGGATAGCTTGCGCCAATTGTGGGTTTTGTCCAAGTAGTTGTTGGATATGTGGGTCTTGCGCCGCTGCCATATGGACTGAAATATGAGCTTGATGGTCTTGTGACAAAAATGCTTTGACTGGTTTTTGTGATAACAAGTTTTGATTCTCAGTAACTGGATCACGAGGCTTCATATCATCAGGCATTGGTACTAGCTTTTGATAGTTTTTGATTCCCAACACGTCTAACATCTGACGATGCAGAAGTGGAAGATCATAAAGCTGCGGTGCGGTTTGAGCAAGTTGTAGAGCTGCTTGATACTGCACGACTTTTTGCGCCATAGTAGCCGCGTTGGGATCGGACACAGGAATTACAGTGACCATGTCATAGTCAGACTGTTTAGCCATACGATCACCTTCAACTGGATCGTAGCTGTAATCTTCTGGTGTGTAATCTCTGATGATGTCTTTAAGAAGCCCAAACTCTTGCTTCATTGCGTAGTGAATACGAGCTTGTATCGCACTCATTGACTTTAATGTTCGTTCTAGAATTGCTAGTGTTGTTCCAACTGGCGCATTAGCGCTCATGTCAGATGCTTGAATCTCTGCAGACCCAGCAAACTTACGACCCTCTTCTACAATAGTTCCTAACAAACTATATAGAACTTGGCTTGGTTCTTTGTATGGAAGTGGTAATAAGTTATCACGCATTGTCCCTGCTGGAACATCTACGTCACGCCACTCACCTGGAGCTATTGGTGTGTCATCGCCTTTGACTCGCATCCCACGGGCCTTAAAGCCGCCTGGCAGATTTGATAGTGTCCCTGCATCAACCAATTGCCTGATAAGAGAAGTACCAGACTTAGCAAAAGCGCCGATAAGGTGGATAAGCCCAAAAGCATAAAAACCGAAACCTGGAATATACGGATAATGGACAAAATGATTTCTTTTATGGTGTTTTTCATCTTCTGGTCTCCAGTTGCGACGGATTGCTAGAATAGTACTAGTACCCTTTTCAATTGTGACTACATAAGGTAGACCAATGCCAGTGGGTTCACCGTCTTCATCTGTGTGCTCAAACCCTTCAAGGTCAAGCTCCACATGCATCTCTAATAATTTGTAACGATCATCTGTAGTTGCTCTAAAGCCAAGCTTCTCAGCAATCTTCTTCTCAATCTCGTCCATTACTTGGACTGGTTCACCCAAGTCTACGTCTCGGTAAAAACCTTCATGCTGCAAGCGACGCACATCGTTCTCTGTCTTACGCATCACATGCGTGACACGCTCAGCTGACTCTAAGCTAGAAGCTCCATATGGGACAACCACATCTTCCGCAGGAACATACATAGATACTTGACGATCTAATGATGGGTCAAAGTAAACTTTCTTAAACGCATTACCTGCTAAGCCTAAGCCCCACAGCATGCGCTCATGCTCAGGTCTAAACTCTTTCATCACGTCCATCAACTGATAATTCATGTCGTCTTGAACACGTTCAGCCGCAGCTTTTTTCTCTGGGGTTTCTTTGCCAATGATCTGAGTCTTTACTGGACCAGCTGCTGGAATCGTTTCCATCATGGTCTCAGCTTGGAACTTGACTACTGCTTCAGAGAGGAGTGGATGGTACACGCCACAGGCGCCTTCCCAAGGTTCAGCACGCTCTTCAATTTTAAGGCCCAGAAGTTCTAGACCATCCACATAGGTTTGTATCCAGTCTTTTCTGGAACTTATATCTGAATCAAAGTCAGCAGTTAAGTCACTAGCTAATGTAGCTAATAGTCTGTCATCTAGTTGTTCTGCTAAGTTATCATCAAAGTCATCTGGCTCATCATTTTTTTCCATGTGCATCTCAAAGCCAGGACCTGAGATGTCTACGCTTTCGGGATCTTCAATAGATATTTCTAACGCTGGCTCGTCACCCTCCTCACCAAGTTGATCTATTCCTTGAGGGGCTGCGTAAAGTGCCTTATCTATTGCCATAATTTATCCTTAGTAGTACGCCGCTTTTTTGCGGTACTTGTAAAGCATGTCGTCTTCTGGTTCATCATTGGGGAGACGAATGAATCCACCTTGCCTAAATCTTAACAGAGCTAATGTTGTAGAGTCTACCAAGTCATCGTTCAATCCGCTAGGAAAATCATTACATTCCTCAATCACGTCCTTCGCCCAGCGGTGCGATGGCGCCCAGACAACCCCACCCGAGAATAGATCTGAGATAGCATTAACCCGTGCAATTTTATCCTGACCCTTGCCAGGTGTGAACTCGCCGACAGGTATACCCATGCGCCTAAGCTCCTGATATAGCGCAGCCCCGTTGGACTTTTTCTCAACCATGAACGCATCTGGTTCCCACGCTTTATATTCTTCAAGTACAAGCTTTTTGAGTTCTGGAAACTCCAGCCTTTTCTTAATCGCGTTAAGGAGGATGATGTTGTAATTGTTGACTTCTTCGTTGAAGAAAACACCCCACGTAGTAAGCGCGTTATAGTCTGCACGGTTATTTGCCTCCTGAGCCGCGTCCAGCGACATAATAATGAACTCACAATCTGGCGGCGTATCTTTATCCCAGATGTTCCACCACTCCCTTTTGATTAGCGCACCCTCTTCTGATACTGGATTTTGCATGTACTGGGCATTCCAATACCTAATGTCAAGTGCCGCTTTCTTAGATAGCAACTCTTCCACAGGCCAGAACTCAGGCCACAGGCTCTCGCCATCGTCTTTAATTGCAGGAAACTGAATTACTTCCCACTTATCTACTTCGTCATTTGCCTCTAACTGTTTCTCTATCTGCCCTGTTAAGTCAAGTTTTGACCAGCGAGTCATCACAATAACAATTGCACCACCAGGCATAAGACGCTGGAGAGGACCAGACTGGAACCACTCCCACGCAGGCAAAAATACATCGGGTCTTCCAGTCTTAGCATCCTGCTCGGAGTGCGGGTCGTCAATAATAAACAAGTCAGCCCCGCGACCAGCAAGGGCGCCACCGACACCGATTGCAAAATATTCACCATTAAAATTTGTTCCCCATCGTGATGCCGATTTACTGTCAGCTTGCAGTTCTACTTGTGGAAAAATCTCTTTATAGTCGTCTGAACCGACAAGGTTTCTAACGCGACGACCAAAGTTAACCGCCAAATCTGCTGTGTGAGACGCCATGATAATCTTCTTCTGGGGGTATTTTCCCAAGAACCAGGCGGGAGCAAGATAGGATATGAGTTCAGACTTACCGTGTCGTGGAGCAATATTAACAATGACTCGTTTTTTCTTACCGTTAGCAATATCTTCAAAAATTTGAGCCAGTTTAAGATGATGTTGCCCGACCATATAGCCTGGGTATACGTGTTTAACAAAGTCCAAAAAGGATATTTTTCCTCGCTCTTGGGTAAGAAATTCATCGTATTTTTCAATTAAATCCTTGGTTTTTCGCTTAACATCGAGGGGTGTTTTGGGGTTTTCTGCCAATAAACGCAGCTTAAATAGCTGTTCTTGGGACAATTTACTAGTCATTTTTGTCTTTATTGACTACATTTTTGGCTTCTACATCTATATATTTACCTTCAACCTCGTCTAAAAGTGACAATAATTCACTTTCAACCTCTTCTTTTGTCTGGATTTTGACAGTAACTTCGGTTCTTTTCTTAAATGCATCAACCCCATCTACCTCTCCAAGCGCTCTTAGGGCTGCAATCTTGGTTTTTACATCCTTAGATGCTTCAACCGAATGCAATAGATGGTTAACTACATAAGTTTTTAATTCAGATAGTTCATCCACAATAGAAACATTCATCTGGGCAACCATGCCAGCTAGCATGGCTAGTGTTTCATTGGGGTATTCATTAAATTCTGGTCTAAATTTAGGGTCAGATGCCATTTGCACGGCTAAAGACTTAGCTTGCTCGACGTTTTCTTGCGTCGGAGCGATAGGCTGCCCTGTTAAATCGGACATTAGCTTTACTACATTAGCCCGCATATTTAGCTCTTCTTGTGGCGTGAGAGCAGGAAATGCTTCTTGGGCATTTTTTGGCAGAGGGACGTTCTGCTCAATGTCTGGAATGTACGTGTCCATGCGCAGAGTGTATCTTAATTGTTAAGTATGTGTAAAGAATTTCTTTACGGAAAAAGAGGGGGCTTACCTCGCCCCCAAAACACCCTCACGTGTTTATAAAAGTATACCCCCATTTTTTATTTGCGGGTCCCTTTGACGGGGGGTATTTCGTTTTGCAGAATTGACACCCGTGTGTGGGAATAAGAAGTGGGGTAGGGGTATACCCTAATAAATATGTAAAGTATTAGATGGGTGCAATTTAGGTCGTGTGTTTGAGAAGAAAAGCCTTTTATATCAAGTAGATAGAGCATTTTTGTAGGTAAATTGGCAGCAATAAGTACCTTTTACTTAAGTCATGAATTTGAAAAAACGTGGGGTCGTGTGTTTTAAGCAAAAAAGCTTTATAAAACAAAATGATAAGGGGGGTTTTGTAGGATTTGTTTAGGTGTGCTATCTAAATCCTATATACCGAATTTGAGAAATTAGGGATGTTATTTGTGCAAATCTTAGAGTAGAGAGGCTGGATGGAACCATTTCTAAAAAGCGGGGGGTGGGGGGTCGATGACTTCGCGCCCAAACTTGACTTATGGGGTAGGGATCAGCTATCTAATAGATACTGACACACTGGTCAGGTTAACTAAGGAGAAGTCATGTATCAATTACTCTACACAACCAATATGCAACCTGTATGCACTGGAGATGTAGTCCACTTCAGTCAACGCGCATGGACAGTAGAAGAGATATGCAACAACGATAGCTACCTGAAGTGCTGGGCGTGGGTGCGCAGTATGGATGAGCAACGCTTATGTATCAGAGTATCAGGCGGTAACTTCGGCGC